AAATTATCAGGCGCATTGATAATAGTCTGAGTCTCTCTGCCTGTTGTCAAAGCCTCTGTCGCTACATCGGTCACAAAGGCACCCGTCATGGCTCCCAGTATCGGCGCACCTACACCCCCACTGATCGCAGTCCCAACACCCGCACCTATTGCTGACCCTGTTGCTACTACTGTCGATTCTTTTAGGCTCTGGCATCCAGCTATTACTGCACAGGAACTGATGGCGAGGGCGATCCAAATATTGCGGACATAATAGCTAATGCTCCTACTATTACAATTACTATTTTTACCCTTCGGTCTAGAGCGTTCCAAGTTTTTACTATATTTTCCCACATACACATCTCCTGTGTTCTAGTTTATCTCTAACTTTACTGCAAATCTTACTTGTAGTATTTACTGCTACAAATGGTGCAATGCTGTGAACAAAAGCAGAAGCACTCCCAACCAACATAAGGCCAGATATAGACATTGCCTTTCGTAAGTGTTGCAGATACGTTTCATTATTTTCATTAAGATGTTTCATTTTTTTCTTTTTCTTCCGCTTGCTGTTGTAGACCACTTAACTTTTTTAGGCCCAGTTTTTTTGCTAGCTTCTGATTTAGAAATTTTAGATGCTACCTTTTTAGGGCGACAAGCAGGGTAAGGTCTTTTAGATTTTCCTTTAGCAGTTTTTCTGCCGCAAGCTTTTCCTGTTTTTACATCTGTCCACTCTTCTCCAAACCATTTACCAAGACCACCTTTACTACTTGCCACGTTTTTTTACTCTATTGTCTTTACCGCTCCAAGTTCCACCCATTCTTTTATATTCTTTACTTGCCCATGCGTTTGCATAAGCGGAAGGGTAAACTTTAAATTTTCTTTTTGCTTTTGCTTTTGCAGAAGACCATTTAGATGGATCGCTAGGTGTTGGTTTAGAAGCCATTATTTTTTCTTCTTTGTTTTCTTAGCATTTTTAGCTAATTTTTTTAAAACATTAGATTGTTTTTTATGCATATTAGAAGCTTTTGCAAGCTCTTTAGAAACTTTTTTAATTTTCTTTAACATTTCCACCTACGCCTTGCTTGTCTTATTCTTGAGTTAGGATCATTTCTGGTTTTAGCGCTAGAATTTTTTAATTGTCCTGCTGATCTAGCGCAATAAGACTTCCTTCTTTTAGCGTCTTTAGATCCTTTCTTAGGATTTCCTGTTACTGCTGTTTTAAGTTTAGATCCTGGATTTGCTTTGCGATGAGCGGCTACTCCCGCCTTTGTCATTCCTGCGCCTGCTTTAGTTTTTCTAAAGTTAGGCTTTTTTCCTGTAGTAGTTTTAGGTATTGGCTTTTGTTTTCTTTCAGCCATTATCTAGCCTCTGGGCCCAACACTCGTTGTAACATTTTTTCTAATGTTTCTAATCTATAGGATAAAACATCTAAGTTATCTATAATCATAGCCATGTCATCTCTGTCACGTTTAAGCATTTCAACATCATTAGATATACTACTGGCCCACCACACTGCGGTAGTTGTTTGGACTATTAAAAATATAATGGCACTAATTAAGTATGGTGGTATTGTCATTACGTTTCTACCGGAAAAGCAGGATTAGGATTTAAAGAAAATGAAGTTCCGTTAGAGGCTCCACCAAAAACAATACAAGCTTGTTCTTTTTCTTTTGTGCGCTTAGTCACTACAACAGTGCTTGTGGTTGAGTCGTGATTGACAAACAAGACCATGCTCATTGATGGAGTAAGGTGCGAGATCACCATAGGAATTTCTTGATAATCTTTTTCCAGAATCTCCATCATACGCGTAAACGAATCGACGCACATAAACGTCATTGGTGCAGCAAACTCGTACATATCATCAGGCATTTTTTCTTGCGCTTTTAATAGTACGGGAAACATTACAATAAACATAACAAAGGTAAATGCAGCTATAGTCGCTAATAAATATTTAATATGGTTCATAGTTAATCATCCACACAATATCCAGCAACCCAGTACGTAGGCTGAACATAAGGAAGAACCCCATATGGAATATCGCGAGGCTGCTTTTCATAGAAAGCTTTGCCGTTACTCATCCTATAGGCTACACGCCTAGGTTGATAAGTTCGTCGTCCTATTCTCCTTGTTCTTGCCATTAATAAGCTGCCTCTGCCTCTGGCTCCAGATTCCTGTAGGTGCGAATAACTGGAGGTGTTGGGTCAATATCGTATATTCTTGATAGTGCGTCTAAAAAATCAGGGTGAATTGTAGGAAAAAGATTGTACTCGTTATCTCTTACCCATTTTGCTAAATCATAAACAACGCCACTTTCATCTTTACGCATTATTTTTTTAGACATAAGAAACTCTTGCTTCCTGTCTTTTACGTCTAACTGCAAAGATGTAAGTCTTTTATTGTCTGTTGGGTAAGGCCAAAAAAATGAACCATCTTTTAGATCAGGCTCTAATCTTTGTATCCTATCCTTCTTGGATTGTGACCCTCCACCACCAACCCAGTTTAATTCGTACACAGGAAAGCTTTGCCCCTCTATACGCATCATTTCTTTAAAATGGTCTATGTCCGATTGAGCCCCATACCTCTCATACCCAACTTTTACTTCTCTAATTCCTGGGGCCATCTTCCATTTAGATCGCAACTTTTTTAAATAGTCCCAACGCTCTGAAAGACTTAATCTGTGACAAACTCCATCGAGTAAATATTTATTATAGAACGAATCAACACCAACAACGCACATAGCTGTACGGTTAGACCCTTTCTTTTTTGAGCTAGCTGGATCGACAAGAATATATACATTCATAGTATATGGTCTTACTTCCCACTCTCTCCACCACTCTGATTTAAACGCTACATCACTGCCCGCAATTGGGTTTAGTAACTGCTGACAAGCTACAGTGTATGTAGAAGTTGTTTTTTTAATCTCTTCCCAGCGCTCATCCATAAGAAACACTGGTACTCCATCCATTTGACCGTTGTGTGTGGCTGGATGTATACGAGGCTTTACCGCTGCTCGTTGTAAAATTGTACCATACGTGTCACCGTAGGAATATCTTGTACCTGCGTACTGATATCTTGGATTATGTGTAGACCCAAGGTTTAATGATAGCTCCCATTGTGTGGTTGTTTTTGCTATCTGCTCTGGAGTTGACACACTTTCCTGAACAACAACATCATCGTATATAATTAACGAAAAGTGTCTACCTGTTGGCTGCCCATCAACCAAACCGTGAGCTTCTACCGTCTGCTCTTTAGGGTTTGACTTTCTTTTTACACAAAGACCTTCATTTTCTGCCCATTTTGGAGCTTGCTGCCTAGGTTTTTCGTACAATATATCTGGATATAAATTAATAAGCTTTTCATTTGCTTCTAACTCTTGCATAACTTGCCGCAAAAATGGCTTAGCCTGCTTAGAAGAAAAAGATAAAAGACCTATTGTTATATCTGGATTACATAATATTTCTTGAACACAGCCAAGAAAAGTTATTATAGTACTTTTATAGTGAAACCGCGCCCAAAGATCGAGTCTTCTATCTCTGTCATTTTCGACCTCACGGCATCTTTCATATATCCAAGGGTGAAGCATGTCATGACGGTTACAGAGGAAAACACCAAGATAATACCTGTCAAGCTGACCGAGAGTGCGAATAAAAGTATCATCAAGATTGGGATCGCTATGACACTTAGCATATGCAGCAACGACTTGATCGTACTCTGCACCTTGTGCCCATTGAGCAAACTTGATGGCTGCTTCAGCATTTTTTGTATTAGCAAAAACATCTTTGGATATCTCTGGTAAACTCACTTTTTCTCTACGTCAGGTCCCTTTGCTTCTTCAGACCAACCATTATCTTTTTTGCCTTCAACAACTTTGAACAGAATGGAACCATCTTCTTGAACTTCAGTCCTATACGTCGTAGGAGTTAGCTTCCATACCGTGAACTCTTCACTGTTGGTTGGAATCGAGCTAAGCATCGACTCCATCCTGTCCATTGTTGACTCTACCATTGCAAGTGGTGAACGGTGTCCCGTCATACCCATCATGCGCTCAAACATTCTATCCATAGCTCTAATTTGATTACCTACCATTTTTTTCTCCATGTTGTACACCTATTATATTACACCTAAATATTTAGCAAAAAATCTAAAATTAACATTACAATAAGATCTTCAATCATTAAGCAGACGCGCTTTTATTCATTTGTTCGTAAAGGTTTCTAACCCAATCAAGCTCTTCTTCGTTATCGTAATAATATTCTATTTGTCTTTTATTTAAACCTTTGGTCCAAGGCTCTACCACCGCTAAAATATCTCTTATCTTTTTTTCTTGATTATTTTGGTTAGCCCCTCCTGTCCCTAAAGGATTTCCTAGTGGTCCAAAAGCCCCTGGGTCATCCAATGCTGACATCATTTGGTCAAAAGTTGTTCTGTCAAACATGCCAGCTTTAACTGCTCTTGATTCTATAGCTTTGGCAATAGATACTGCCGGCCCTAATCCAGAAAATAAAGCCATTGCTTTTGCTAACATGTCTCTCATTGCTGATGGATTTGCAATAGCATAAGATTTAGAAAATAAATCTGTATTTTTTATAGCGTTAAGATTTCTTAAAGCTAGAGATCTCTCTTTGCTAAAAGCTTTTGTTTCCTTCATTATTCTGTCGTATTCTTTTTCTGCGTCATTAACGAAAGATAAGGCAAGAGCTTCTCTTTCTTTCTCCGCCATAGTGCCGCCAAAAGGATCATCATCTAGCGATGCGCTAGCAACTTCTGGGGATGGATCTCTATCTAATGCTTCAAGTGTTTGGCCCATCCTTTTAGATTCTTCATTTCTAAATGCATCTTTTGGTGTTTCAGGACCAATACCTATATCAACATTTTTATTAACATCTCTACTGGATTCCATTGCATCCCTTGCTGCTTGTTCTGCATCAAGACCTTTTTGAGTTCCTTGAGGATCATCTATTGATGGACCTAGAAGACCTCTATCATTATCGTCATCATTGTCTATACCCATCATACCACTGTTCAATTCACCAAGATCAGCAGCATCTCTTATTGCCTTATCTCTTGCCTCTACTGCTGCATTTCTAGCTCTTTGGTTTGCAGCTTCCTCTTGAGCTTCTACAGCTGTATCTTTTTGTTCTTGTGTAACTTGACCTAAAGCCTTAGCAAGAGCAGCTCTAAAACCTTCTATAGTGCTGGTATCTTTAGATGCTTGTCCGCCTCCACCAAATGCATCAGCTCCCATTCCCTCACCAGGAGCATTACCGGTTCCTGACGATGAGCTAGATCCTCCAGGAGCAGAATCAGGGCCTCCGCCCATTCCCATTCCGCCGCCGCCTGTACTAGCCATCTTAGTACCCCTTTGGAGCCTTCTTCTGTACTTTCTTGCCAGAAGATTTAGCGTATTGTTTAGCTTTTTTCATACCAGCTTTGGTATAAGCAAATTTTTTAGTTCCGACTTTAGGCATATTAATTAAGGAGCTTTGGCTCCCCCTCCTTCATACTTTCGTTTAGTTTATCAATTATAGACTCTACATCAACAGCCTTCTTAACCTCGACAGTTGTAGTCTTGGTTTCTTTCTTTTCTACTTCTTGCTTGGAATAGGTGGATCTATAGTTAAATTTATTAACCATCATGAATGCATATAGTGATGTATTAAATGATTTATTATCTAGGTTATCCCTACCTATCTGTATCCAGTAAGCTTCAGAAGCTTGTATACCTAACTCAATGGTTCGCTGGAAATCACCCTTTCTTTCGTCTTTTAGCCAGCGGTAGAACGTAGACTTATGAATACCAAGGAACCTGCATACTTCAACAACGGTAGACCCACAAGCAAACATCTCAATTACTTTCTTCTTGTTTGCTGT